ACGCACCAGTCAAAGGCTGACCAATCGAGGCCTGCCTTGAGGTCATCAGCTTGCACAGCGTCCCAGTACCATGACCTGTACATCTCGCCGATATCTTTGGGTTCTAGCGCCCGCATTGTGTCGTGGTCTGCGGGCTTACCAGTCCACTTTTCCCAGACGGCACTGGTGACGCCGAGCATAGTTGAGCCACCGTTCCTGTTGCCACGATCATGGGGGTCTGAGGTGAAGCCGCCTTCGTGTTCGAGTAACATCTCAAGGCAGTGATCAAAGTTACTTGCTGTCATCGTCTTTGCTCTCTCTTGTTTGGTTGTTTATTAAGGCCGTCTGCTCACGCACAAGCCGTCTCTGACGCTCAAGCTCCAGCCACTGGGCATCGACATCATTGAGTGCGGGGAAGGGAACGACGACGGTCATTTGCTAAAACCTCGCAGCGTCCTGAAGCCAAAGCTTGCGCAAATACTTGCGTACATTCCCCACTTGACCCACTCTGGACAGGTCTCAAGATTGGCAAAGCCAACGCGCATATGTTCCTGCAACGACGGAACGAAATTAGCGCACAGGATTAAGACGAAAACACCGGTCCAAACCTCATCCTTAAGGCTGTCCTTTGAACCTTCGATTGCCGCCTGCTCCCAGTCAGTCTCGCTGGATGCCTTCTTGATACGTATCTCTGCATTGGCCTTTTGGATCGCTGTTTTACCGTCAATGTAAGACGTCGCCAGCCCGCTTACTGCGGAGACTATTGCGCCGATCATTTCTCATGCCCCAGCCAGACGGCGAAGCAGCCGCTAAGTGAGCCCATGCAGATGGATACGAGCGCTGATTGCTGTGTGTTTGGCTCGGGAATTTGCATAAACCAATGCACACTTTGGTAGGTCAATATCATGACACAGATCATCATTGCTCGGGGCAGAAGCTTCCAAGCTAATATGCGTTCCATTGCTATAGTCATATGTTCTCTCCTTACTGCATGGCCCAAACGACGAGGGCGATTATGGTGACAACAAGAATGCCGAGGATCAACGAGGCTCCGACCGTTGCGGCGCTCTCAAACTCTTCTTTTCGGATCTTAGCGGCGCGGGCATCGGCGGCTGCTTTATGCTTTGCGGCTAGCTGCATTTCTTTCTGGAGCGATATCACTTTCTGCCACACACCCCAGTCCCAACGAGCCATAATAAGCTGTTTTGCGTCCTCGATGGCCTCTTTTGCCAACTCTTCTTGGATGACGATCTCGGTCGCTGATTGGCCCGTGGCCTTCGCCTGTTTCTTTTGTTGGCGTATCTGCTGCGCGCCGGTAAAAAGATTGTCTAAGTCAGTGGTGATCTGACTGATGTCTTTGGCCGCACCGATTGTGCTTTTGATACCGTCGATGCTGGCCTTTACCAATGCTGCTCCCGCTAATATCTCGGCCACTGGCATGAGCTTAATTCCTCGTATTTCGTTAATATTTAGCGGAGACCATCAGATCAATGGCGTCTCTGATCGCCTCAAGATTGGCGTCTATGCGTGCCATCGTGACGGCTTGGCTGTGTGCTGTGCCCTCAACCTGCGACATGCGTGATGAGATCTCCTGCACGTCAATCGTGTTGGCCTCGATGTCTTTGACCATGCCTGAGACGGCCCACACAATCGCCGCACCTTGCCCAACCAAAGCCAGTACTATGGTGGCACCCGTCCATTCGTTCTTACTCGTCATATTTGTACACCTTGTGCTGGTCGGGGTTCTCAAGAAAGCGGGGCACACAATAGGCCAGCGCATAGTGCTTGGGGCTCGTCAGATGACCGTATCGACGGACGATCTCGCGTGCGTGGTAATTGCAGGCTGTGACGCTAGCAAAGAGCATCGCAGGGCCCTCTGATGCAGCCCCGTTAACAAAGACGAGCAGGGCAAACACATGCACCCGTCAGTCCGCGTATTGGGCGCTAGGCCGCATGACTTGGATACTGCCTGCCTGCGCTGCCTCGTTGGCTTGCTCCTGTTCTTCGGCGAGAAACTGCCCGTACTTTTGCTCGAAGATGGGGCCGCGCTCGTCCAAGAAATAGTCGGCGGCATACGACAGCGCAGAGTACATGATCAGATCGCTGGACGTCGCGGCAAGCGCGTTCTCATCGCTGTCGGCTGTCATGGTGGCGAACGGGCCATAGTAGCTCACGTTGACCGTGCCACTACTGGGCTCGGGAAACAGCAGTATCGTCGTGCCTTGCTGGCTGAAGTGCGTGGCCGTGCCGACTTGGCCGGTAGCTTTGAACTCAAGCATCTCATGCAGGGGCACCCGCGTCAGGGCGCTGTTGTTATGATATATGTCGAGGACCTCCAGAGCGGTAGCAGGCAGGGCGATAGACCCCGTCTGACCGCTGATTGCATAGGTCTGTATGGCTTCCATCGATGGGATACGGAGAACGCGCTGAATGCGTGAGATGCCCTGATCGATAAAGGTGTCGGCCAGAGCGTTGACGCAATCACTGCGGTTCAGCAAGGCCTTAAAGTGAGTACGAATGGCACCTTTGTTCACGGGCTAGTTCCTTTTATCAGTTGCCATAAAGTAATCCAGAGACTGGTCACGCAAACGCTTGGTGATTTCTTTGACGCTGGCTTTGTAAAGGTCGAAGCCTTCGCGGAGCCATTGCTCGTGAACGGCAACGGGTATCGAGGCGACACGCTGAAAGTCTTTTTCGCGGGTTTCACTACTCGCGTTTCTGCTGTCCTTAAGGTCATCCATGAAGGCGGGGGTGATCTCTTGGGTATGCTTAAAGGTAACATTGTTGCCCTCTTGCAAATACTCTGTTTCAACGCCCAGCAGTGTGCGCGGGGCGGGCTTATTATCTTTTGTCATTTTGAGAGTGCTCTGTGCTGTTGCTCTATTGAGTTTGGAAAAGAGGACCGGCGGGGGAGACGAAGTAAGGAGAGCAACCAACCTTCGTCTGCTTGGTCCCGCCGGACCTCAATGTTTTACACGGGCCTAGGTCTAGGTAAGGCCAGTGATCTTGTGACTATCTGCAAAACTCATGTGTTTTACTGAGCCTTCATAGACGATCTGGTGCTTGTCCGAGTCGCCTGTCTTCGCCAACAAGGTCCGCGTGTAAGGGCGCAGAACTACTTGCTTAAACATCGACGGGTCAATCAGCCATGCAACCGAAGCGAGACTATGGCGGTTCAACACACACTTATAAGTGCCGAAAGGTCCTACATAGATATCGATCACATTCACCAGCGTCTTAGTGCTAGCAAACTCACGATTACGACCTGACGCAGCCGCGAAGTTGGCTACGATGAGCGCATCCGCAGGCTTGATCATCAGCACGTCTGGGGTCGATCCTGCTTCATAAGCAGCTTGGCCCGCAGTGAGGATGTGCGTCTCAGTCAGAGCAGCAGAACCCGCAGCAGTAGCAGCGGTGATCATCTGATCGACTGAGGCCATCTTACGCGCTGCCGAAGCTGTGCCAGTGACTGCGGCTTGAGATACACCGACGTACGCCCGCTCTTGATCGCGCTTCATTTCCTTGAGAACACGCCCAAGTTGATAAGCGGTTTCCTTTGCTCTACCGTAAGTCTTGATGACATCGGCAGTCGCGGAGACTTGGAAAGCCTTCGTCAGGATCTGCGAGGTGTTAGATCGCATGGTTGTAGGTGTCAGAGTACCGATGCTGGCATCTGCCCCTTCAATAGCGGCATTGACGCCTGCTGCTGCAAGGCTGTCTTCCTGCCATTCAAAAGTACGAGCATGTGTTTTCTCGGACTTCATCAAAGAAGTGAAGGGGGTATCGGTTGGAGTTATGTCGGTTATGATATCTGAAACATCTTCAGCCTGACCCACTTGATTGTAGGTTGTATAAGTAGCCATGAGCTACCTCCTTAGTTGTAGTTGGGTTATTGCTCCCATCTAGCAAGGAGGGCCTCCGCTATATCATCAGAATCACCATTCTTTGATCTCAGCACGTCCTGAGCCTTCTTAACTCGACGGGACTTACTATCCTCGCGGACTGGTGATTTGGTTGACCTTAAGATCTTCTTGCCTTTGTTGCCGTCCTTGGCCCTGATCACCTTAGCTTTCTGCTTTTTAGTTTCAGCAGTAGCTTTGGTTTGGTCGTATAATCTGGCTTTGTTCAACAGCATAATAACTTGCGGATCGACGTATTGATCCACTTGCTCACTTGGCAAGCCCTGCGCTACCGCATAGGCGCGAATGTCATTGTAGACATCGTTGCTCCATTCGGGCATCTGGGCTTGAAGGACTTTGACGCATTCGGACGCGGCCTGCTGATGCAGCACTTTCTGCTGGTCTTGGGCACCGCGATAGAAGTGGTCTGCCTCTTCACGTAAGAACTTTAGGTCGGCTTCTGCGTCTTTGCTTTCGGCTCGTAGCTTCGCAAAATCGTCAGCATCCATCTGGCGGCTGGCGACTAACATATCCACTTCGGCGTATGGCTTGGCACGGGCTTCTGCTCTTTCGAGGAGCTTCTGGTAACTGATGTTTGCCTTTTGATAGGCAGCGTCGGCCTCTTTGCGCTGGGCAGCGAGGTCCTGAGACTTTCGGGTCAGGCTGGCTTCTTGGCCGTGCAGACGTTTTAAGGCTGAGATAGATACCCGCTGCGTTTCACCATCGACGATGATTTCGACCTCAGTATCGTCATCAATCGACAACTCTACTTCGTCTGCTTCATCGGTCTCGGGTTCTTCGCTTTCTTCTTCGGGGTCCTCTTCGTCCTCTTCGTCGGTCTGCTCGGTCTCGTCATCCTGATCTTCGTCAGACGTATCCTCTAGTGTCTCATCGTCGTCTTCGTTTCGAGGGTCGTCTGTTGCCTCTTCATCCTCTTCGGATAGGGTTTCCCCGTCCTCCCAGCGACTAAGAATGGCGTCCGCAGCATCGTCTGAATCGAGACTGCGTGGTTGAGAATCTTCGTTTAATTGCACGTTACTCATGGTGCTACTCGTCCTCTCGACGGTTGTCGTCATTATCAATGGCGCGGTCGTTGATTTCATCGCGGATCGACACCCACTGTTTAAGTGTGTTTGCCACGTCTACTAGTGCTCGATAGTGGCGGTAGTTGGTTTCACGGCCTTCGTCATCTGACGGGTCGGAGTTGACGTATGTTGTAAACGTACCCTCGACCAGCGTGTTGACGCAGTTGTTAAATGCAGTGCTAGACAATAGCTGCTCTGCCTCGTCACCTTGCGTGACAAGTTCTTCGTCTGTCATAGTTTTGCTCTCCTTGGTGGTAATGCCTAGCCTGTTGGCGAGGCTATCGCTCGGACGTCTGTAGCCGTCTTAGCAATTTCAAGCTCTGCTGTGTCCACCATCACTTTGTGGTCAAGCTGAGACTCTTTGAGGTCCAGATCGTCGCTCTGCATAGCAAACGATTGCTGTGCTTTCATCTGGTCTAGTTGTAGTTTCATCTGTGCCATCTGCGCGTCCATTTGCTGCTTGGCCTCAGCCAAAGCGGTCTGGCGCTCTTGGATTTGCATCTGCTGTTGTTGCATTTGCATAGCCATCTGCTGCGCGGGGTCGGGCTCTGGCGGCGGGATCTGATCTGGTGGTGTCAGGTAGTCAGCGACGTTCTTGATGCCCGAGTTCTCCATCACATGTGACATGAGCTTGTACTGGTTTGGCGCTTGGTACATCTGGCTGAGTGTGGGGTCCTGAGACATCAACCCGTGCAGCGCGAGATACTTCTGCGCTTCCTGCTCCTGCTCACCGTATCCGAGGTGCATCTCGACGGTCACATCGCGCTTAGATGCCCATTGCGCTGGGCTTATCTCGACGTAATCACCGGCTAGTTCAACAACCTTTTCGTCGGTCTCATTCTCGACACACAGTTGGTACACAAGCTGATACAAGGGCCGCAGGAAGTTGTTTGCGAAGTTGCGGGCGATGATCTTCTGGCGTTGCTGGCTCATTGTTGCCAGTTGCTCAACCATAGCCGCTGAGTTTTGTTTGCTGACTGCGTCTTTGTTGGTGCCTTGTGACAGCCTGCTGACGCCCGTGGTGTCTTCTTTGTCCTCGTCTAACATCTTGATCGTATTGAAGATAAACGGGTTCAGAGGCGCTTGCTGCATAGGAACGATGGCATCGGGTCTGGTGACATTGATGATACCACCGACACGGCCCTCGATGATCTCGCGGGGATTGGTAACGCCGCCCTTAGTCACGACATATCTCGGGTTGTTCGTGATCATCGCATGGTCAAGGATCGACCTTGTGAGCACCGTGCGGGCGTTCTGGATAGGCACTACTTTGGAGGCAAAGTTGTTGCCCCAGAAGCTGTGTGGAATTGGCAGCGGGGTGAAGACAACGAAAGGCTTGCGGTTGACCTTTTCTTTCTCAAGAAGGACATTGCCAGCTTTGACCAAGCGGTAAAGTTCAGCCTCGCCGGTAGCCTCCACATCGAGCATCATAAAGCATTCGTAACATGTGACGGCCCGCACCTGATCTTGGTACCCAGCAGCACCGAAGCCTCTGTCTGATCCGACCTCTTCATGCCGTGCCAGAAGCTCTGGGTCTGTTTCCATCTCAGTGTCTTCGTGGTCCCCAATGGCATCTATTTTAGCCTCGTCGTAGCCCATCTGCCGAAGCTCGGTGATCGTCTTCGTGGATCTGTGAGCACAGAACAGCACGTCATCGAGGTCGCCTTTGGCTTGGGGCTCAATGAGGAACTCTTCGGGGGCCACGTTCTCAATCACAACCTGTGATGTATCCTGCGTCACGCGGATGTCACC